ACAAGGTATAACGATTCAAGAGCATCATATTAAAAAAGGGGCTTGCGCCCCTTTTGTTAGTCGTCGTTTGCTAGTTTAGCAAAGTAAGACATTGATTCCTCATCATCTTCAAAATTAACTTCTTCACGTTTTACAACAGGTTTCGGAGCAGCAGGTTTGGATGGGGCTGCACGTTGTACAGGTTCATCAATCTCAATTTCCTCAGCACGTTTTGATGCAGCAGGGTTACCCAGAACCTGATTCAGTTTTGCCTTTAGTTCATCATATGATTTGAACTTAGCAGGATCAACGAAAGGTTTGAGTGCATGTTGTTGATCCCAAATTGCTGCAATTTCCTCATCACTTGATGCAACAGGAGAAGGTTTGTCAAACTCGCTTTTGTCATAATTGCGATAACCTTCAACCTTACGAATTTTCAATTTGAAATTCGCACCATTCCAAAAATCAAAAGGGTTCACAGGTTCTTCATCTTGAAACTGAGGATCAGTTACATCTTTGATCTTGTCAAAGATTTTCTTTCCATATTTGTACAAGAATACCTTACCTTCATTTTCAGGATGGGCAGGATCTGTAACAACAAGAATATTGCTGATGTAGGTCAGTTTGCGCTTTTGAGCACGAGCAATATCTTTATCTGCTTCATTACCACTATTCCAAAGCTGATTGTTCAGCTCACTAACAGGATCAGGCAATCCGATTGTGGTCAATGAATCTTCGATATACCACTTCCCGCTGGGACCTTGGAAGCCATGGTTCCAAATACGAACCCAAGGAAGATCCTCACCTTTACAGGGAGGAAGAAAACGAATAACAGCGTATCCATTACCTACCTTATCGACTTCGGGTTGCCAAAATCGATTATCTTCTTGATTGGTAGTGGGGTTTGCGATCTTTTCGACTTCCTTCATCAGGCTTTCGAAACCGCCGCGAGATTTTTTAAGGTCAGCAAGTGAATTAATAGCCATGTTTACTCCGTATAAAAAGTGTATTGTGTTGTATTATCGTATTTTCGTTTTGTTTTGCTTGTACTCATAATCTAAGTATTCATCAAACGCATCATCATTAAACGAATCATAATTATGCACGACCTTGCGGTATTTGTCAACGATTCGTTTGTTCTTTTTAACTTTTTTAGTTTTTCGTCCGCCGTCACCGAACTCATCGTTAAAACGTCTTGTATCACCCATAGTAAAAAAACTTACTCCTTGTTTCTGTTAACTTTGTTTGAAGGCCTTTTTTCTACTTCAATGTAGGGCCAATGTGAAAATTGTTGTGCAAGTATTGCTTGATGTTGTGCCATCTTAACCATGTACTTTTGCATTTCTCTAATTGTTTCTGCAACAGTAAGATATCTTTCATGCAAATCGATAACTTCTTTTTCAAGGTTATTTAACTTGGTTTGTAAAAAGTCAAAGTCCTGCAATGAGTTCACTATACTTTTCCTTCTTAATTTTAACGAATGGACTATACTTTTTAATCAATCTTGATACAGATGGCCAAACTAATTGTTCTGGAATTTCGTTGTCAAATTTTTCACAAAAGTTAAACAATTTTTGCAGAATAACAAGAGTCTCTAATGAAACTCTTTTACTCATGTAAGCTCTAATTATATATGGGTGTTGATTTTTCTGAACATCAAAAATCTTTTCATCAAACGATACTAAATTGAGTTCATTTAAAATGTGTCGCATGTCACTTGTAAAAGTGTACGATAATGACTCTATGCGTTTTTTCCAGTTTATATAATTGTCTCGAGCGTGGGCATTGAACACTCCGCCCCAATCATCCCCCGAAACAAAATTTGAAACAAGGAAGTCAACGTAATCAGAATCATTGAACTCTTGTGCAAGTTTTGTATATACATGCTTTTGATTCATGTATGTTACATGTGATACCTTTATGCGACCTTTGTGTTTCACCACATCATACCTATCGGTTGTAAAATGCATTCGCAATGCCAAGTAATAACGATATGCCTTTAAGGCGTCCATATTCATCATAGAGGGAGTTTACCTGCTTTCCTTTTAAAATAGTTAAGTTCTTCTGCTTCACATTGAATTTTCTCTTTCAATGATTTGTTCACAAGTGACTTGATTGATTCTACATCAATGTCTGCATCTTCGCAATAGGAAATAATAGCTTCCATGTAAGAAAGTTTTTTGGCTAGCACCATTTCCTCAATGAAAAGTGAAAATTCATTTGCAGTTGTAAACTTTTTCGAAATAATAAATTGATCTGTGATTGCTTGCATATTATTTGAACAGAATAAGTGCCATAAAGACAGCGTTGACAATAAATCCTACACCAATTGTAAGAATATTCACGATGTCTTTCAATATTGCAGCACGCAAAAAGAAAGTTACCATAGCTGCCCAAATAAACAATACCAAGTCAATGGGTGGCATCTTATCTGTCACCCCAGCCATTACAGCAAGGAATGTTGGAATAAGAGCAGCGTGAAGTAATACAAGTCCCAGCCATCCTATCGATTCTGCTGTGCTTGGGCGTAGCTTATGTTCTAGAAAGAATGCGATACTTGCTCGCACTTGGGATATACGATCAACCCAACTAACCTTTGTAGAAGATGTGTTTTCCAATTTTTGCAACTCGTTGTTTTTTCCATCTGGGGTTGACATAGTCTGCATGATAGTATAAGACGTCCTCTGTGATGATATTAAGTCGGAATCCTTCGAGAAGTACCTTTTTAGCCACAGCCTCGGATTCTTTATAGGTTGCTGCATGAATAGGCCTCACTTTTGTTTGTGCTTCACAATACCAACTGAATTGGCAAATGACTTTGTTATAAACAATATTTCTTTCATAAACAACAGCACAAATATCTGAAGGAAAATCTTTTGATTTTGTTCGATTGAGTGTAACTTGTGCAACAGCCACTTTTCCTTCAAATGGCTCTGTACCTGCTTCATAGTAAATGTTTTTAGCTAAACATTCAATTTCCTTTTCACGTTGTTGCATAGTGATGTACGGTTGATGAGGGGGTTCCGCTTCTTCCATTTTCTGATCTATTAGATAATGAAAATGTTTTACAAAATAGAACCCCAAGACGCATATGAACACAAGTCTCAAAAAAATCATAATTAATCATTTTTGTTGTTTCCTGACCTCCCTTTATTCACAACATCGAGAAGATCTTGTTGTTTCTTCTCTGCATTAATGAAAATTTGAGCGATCAGAGATAGTAACCCCCATGATAAAAAGCCAACAATAAACCCAAACATTAAAAAACTGTCCATTCTTAAGGACATGTCAAGCCATTCTATAATGGGAGGTGCAAAAATAATACCAGATCCTGTAGAGATGCCACCCCGCAAAGTTGCGTCAAGAATTGTTTTCGGTTTCATAAAAACCATCATTGTTAGTCCACCTAACAACCCACCCAGTCCTGCCATAATCTTTGCTGTTAAAAACCCGGGTTCTGGCATCTTTAAATCCTTTTATTAAAACGATCCTTTAATTCCAAAAGTCACAAGAGTCCCTTCATAATCGGTGCTCTTTTTTACATCCCAACGATATCCCACATCGGCTGTAACTGAAAGTGTTTTGGAAAGAGGAATAGAGAACTCTAGACCTGCACTACCAACACCACCGTTTTGTAGCTTAGGAGCATCAGCTTGAAGATATGCAAGACTGCCGTAAGGAAGAACATTTACTCCCATGACATTGAATTGCTTGCCAACTGACATTCCAAAGGTATGATAAGTGTCTTGAACACGACTAACATCAACAGAAGTATGCAATCCCGCGACAGAAGTGCCTACAGAAGCCACAATCATATCACGACCAAACTTCTTATCGGTGCCTGCAGAGAGGCCCACTTCAGCGGCTTGAGCGATACCTGCCGTTGCCAACATAATTGCAATAATCGATTTTTTCATGTTATCTCCTAAGTTAATAAAATGGTGGGTTATTCTGTTACGAGGAACCCCACCGAAACCCTAGACTGTTTTTAGGCAGCCAATGCGAAACGATCTTCGTTTGCGTTTACTTCATTTGCTTCTTCGGCCGAGAAATCTCAACCCTAACGGCTTTCACATTGCCGAATCGTCCATCTTCCTACTCTTTGCCCCGTCGAAACCTGGTCAGGCCCATCAGAAGCATACTAGAACA